CCTTAATATTATTAAATATATGACCGTAAATATTATCCACTCCTTCTTCTTCTACTGCAAATATCCGTGTACTAGGATCACATTGAATAAAGGCACCATTCAAATTTGGCTTAGCACTAAATTTACGTCCAAGGTGCCAATAATCTAGTTCTGTACGCATTTCTCCTGCTACTCGGGAATTAAGGAATTTATATTCGGCATATCTTGGTACATATCCAAATGTTTCGCCTATAGTATTGCCTTGAGCATATATTTCTACATTTTTAACTTCTTGTTCTCCAATATTGGCAAATGTAGGCCAGAAATAGTCTAATCGGTCCAGTTTGAGAAGTGACCTATGTACGCCTTGTTGGTAGGCTGTTTCTGGTGTTACTGAAATAATTCCAATAATCCATCCATGTTCTTCTACCGAGTATTTAAACTCGTTTCCTCCAGATACTGAAATACCATGTCCTGCCATGTTACCTACAGGTAGTGTTGTTTCTGCAGTTGTTAATACTTCGCTAATTACCATTTTACCTTTTGAACCTCCTAAATATTCTGGTCTTTGAAGTCTCGCATCTGATGATTTTACACCGAAGTGAGCAAGTATGCTTTCGATATATCTAGTACCTCCTCTTGCGTTTCTTTCTAACCATTCTTGAAGTCTAAAGGCTCGACGTAGTGAGTTAATGTCTGCTGCTTCTGCTGTTCCATATAGTTGGCTTGAGTTATCGATATTATAACGTGTACCAGTTGTTGAACCTTGTCGTGGTTGTCCTCCTGCATCTGAATGGCCTAAATTGCTTTGGTTTGTAAATGCTGTTCCGTCTAGTTGTCTAAATACTGTTCCTCCGACTTCATCATTAAATCCTATTGTTACATCTCCAATTGGAATTGTTACAGCATCTCCTTTTTGGGCCCAAGGAAGACATGATGTGAAATAATCATGCTGCCATGCTCTATTTCTAACAGATAACCTGCTTTCTGTTTGAGCCCAGTTGTTCAATCCATCGTTGAGAGAATCTGTTAATGGAGTTTGAAGATTTTGGTCTCTGTAATATTCATTATATATTTTATTATATGCCGCAATTGGAAAAGGAGAACATACCATTGCGTTTGGGTCAGGAAATGCTATGTTGTTATCGGGAGCGCCTGTTGGCAATCCTAAATAGTCACCTAGTGTTTTTACTGGCAAATTATTAAAATACATATAAGGTGGAGTGAAATCCACATTTCCTGTAATCCATTGTTCCCAATTAGACCAAAGAATTCTGTTTGGCACAAAGAAATAATGAGTAGTTACGTTCACTTTGTGCATTACTGGTGCAATAAGTGGTGCAAATCTTAGCATTGTTTCTGTGCCTATTTTTACTTTGTCTCCTGGAACACATTCCATTACACAGGTAGGGTATAGACCACCCATTTTAAACGACATTTTCACATCATGTGAAAGGTCGAATACGTTACTGCCTACTTTAGGCAGTTGAATCGAGTTAAATAAATTTGCTTTTCCCATTATAGTCTAATGCCTCCTCTTTGTACTAAATAAGTGTTGTTTCTTCTGCGGCCGTAGCCTCGTTTTTTGCGGAATCCTCCGCGTCGTTTTTTGTAGCGCATTTGTTTTTGCTGTTTAAGTTATTGATATGAATTAAAGTAATTTGTAATAATGAACATACTGAGTCTAATCTGCTTAATGCTACCGCATGATTACTTTCGTTTTCTAAAACTGTTGAATTAATTTGATTAATCAAATCGTTTACGTCTTTTTTTATTTCTCTAGACGTTTTTTCGTAGTATTTGTTTTCGTTTTGCATTACCATGATCCTCCTGCTCCAGGTTTTCCGAACATACTCCATCCGGTTTTGTTTCTGAGCCATTGTTTTGAGTTATAAAATATATCCTGTGGGTTAAGACCTATGTATGGTTGTAAGGCTTGTGTTGCTACTCGCATCCAGGTTGGGTCTGTTGGGTTAATACCCATTTTTCTAAGGTTTATATCAAAGTCTTTTAATTGTCCATCTTTTTTCATATTTTCTAATTGTTGTCTAATATTTGCCCTTTCTGCTGATGTGTTAGCAGTTTGTTGTCTTCTTAATAAGATATCTTCAGCAATTAGTTCTAAGGATTTTCCTTGCATTACTTGTGCTCTAGTATTACTGTCTAAAGTAAACTGAGTATTAGCCCTTGTTTGTTCGTTGGCAAGTCTTGCTCCTTCTACTGAATAATTAAAATTAGTTTCTGCTAAAGTATTAGCAATTGTTTGTCCTTTTGTTCTTGATGTTTCGCCAAGTGCTTGAGCGGCTTTTAAAACCGGATTTGATATTTGGGTAAAGTCTGGTGTTCTAAATTGTGCTGATTGCACGTCTGGAGTTGCTATATTTCCTGCTGCTTGAACTGCTCCTCCTTTATCATATACCATATTAGGATTTAGTCCTGCTGCTTTCAGCCTTTCCATTTGTTTTTCAGGACTATTGTATTCATTCTGCATATTCCAGAATTGAATGTTGTCTGCTTTTGTTTTAGCATAAGTTTCTCTGCTAAATTGTCTTGACTTTTTGTTTTGTTTTCCTGTGGCGACGGCTTGGGCTCCGCCCGATAGCGCGCTGATTCCGGCAGTTATTGCTGCCGCTGTTGTTACTGGTTCCATTAACGTTTTTTTTTGTTTAATTTTCCACCTGCACTAGCACTCTCGCAGGCTTTCGTTTGTGTTTGGTGTCAATTAGCACTAATATATCAAGTAGTATTAGTGCTTGGCCTCCTCTTCGAAGGCCTGTATCCATTGCGCTTTTGTTCTTTTGCCGTAGCGCCACGTTTCGGGCAGTTTAGCGGTAGTACCGCCAAACTGCCCTTTGGTTGTTTTGTAGTTTTTCCCTTTCGGGGGGGTTTTATATAGCATTTTCTTCGATTTTTTCTTCTACGAAGTTTTGTCCATCGCTCATTTGCGGCTCACGTCCTTCGGCACGTGTGTGCTCCGCTAGGGAGTTTTGTGTTTCCGCAATTTTTTCGCGTATATATCTTGCATATTCTATGCGTTCTATTGGGTCCATACGACTTACGTCTGCGAATTCTTCGTCTTCTCCGTAGTATACGGGTGTAAAGGTTGCTACTGATTGTCCTCTAGTGTATCTTTCTACGAGTTCTTGTAATGACAGAGTCATATCTGGAACCGTCTGACTTGGTTCCATTGAAGATTTTACCTCCTGTTCCTCGAGTTTTTCCTGATAGGTGAATGCTGACCTAAATTTTATCGCGTCCTGTTCTGTTAAGTTGTTCATGCGTTGCAATTCTGTAGGCTTTTCCTGATTCTTTTTGTTGTTCATATCCTTCTAATGTTTGGTTTTTTGTGTAGTATTCTAACTCTTTTTGGTCTTCTATTTGTTTAAACTTTTCCGCTAGTTTGTCTGCTTGAGTTCTTCTTTCTTGTTCCGTCCAGATTTTTTCTCTAAAGTACCTGGGCATACTTATTTTCTTTCCGTCTTCCAATGTTATGAAATTTCTTTCAATATCGGTTCTATGATACCTAATTATTTTTTCACTAAGGTAATTAAGTCCTAACTTTTTTGACATTAAACTGAATTCTGGCAGTCTATCATCATTTTTGTGCATTGGTATAATTTTTCCTTTGTTTATATATTTTGCCGTATATGCGGCTGATGCTTCCGTGAGTTCTCCTATATGCACCTCTCCTTTGTCCCATGCTTTGTGAATTAATTCTATGTTTGCATTGAATAAAATTATATGGTAATGGGGTCTGAAGGTTTTACTTCCGTATTCTCCTGCTAAATAATACTTTAATGGTTCGTGATCTTTTCCATGAAGTTTACGAAGCCTTTTAAAATAGAGTTGACAGTCTCGTTTATCGAGTGTAAGGAAACCTTTTTTTGATATAGGTACGAATCTGGTATCGTAAGTAAGAGTAATAAAATAAGAAGTATTAGCATTTTTTGCGTGTGTTTTTAAACGAAATGTCCAGACGCTAGTGCGTCTGGACAAACACGCTGGACACTTTCCACAAGGTACCGGAACTTGCCGGTCGTTACTGTAGATAGGGTAGCGTGGGTTGTTAACATAAAACGGGGTATCACATGCCATCTTAGAAATTAGGCGTGCCGTACTTCGGCATCTTTCTAATAGCCTTAATATTATTAAATATGTGTCCGTAAATGTTGTCTACTGATGGGTCTTCTACTGCAAAAATTCGTGTTGATGGGTCGCATGAAATAAATGCTCCATTAAGGTTTGGTTTTGCTGAGAATTTTCTACCTAAGTGCCAGTAGTCAAGTGTAGTTTTCATTTCTCCTGCTACTCTACTATTTAGGAATTTATATTCTGCGTATCTAGGTACATATCCGAATGTATCTCCTACATCTGCACCATTAGCATAAAGTTCAATATTTTTTACTTCCTGCTCTCCAATGTTTGCAAAGGTTGGCCAGAAATAATCTAATCTATTAAGTTTATGCAATGAACGGTGTAATCCCTGTTGATAGGCTGTTTCGGGAGTTACTGATATTAGTCCAATAATCCAACCGTGTTCTTCTACTGAGTATTTAAACTCATTACCTCCTGATACTGAAATTCCATGTCCTGCCATATTACCTACTGGTAGTGTTGTTTCGGCTGTTGATAGTACTTCTGAAATTACCATTTTTCCTTTAGAGCCACCTAAATATTCTGGTCTCTGAAGTCTGGCGTCTGAAGATTTTACACCAAAGTGAGCAAGAATGCTTTCAATATATCTCGTTCCACCTCTAGCGTTTCTTTCTAGCCATTCCTGAAGTCTAAATGCTCTTCTTAGTGAATTGATATCTGCTGCCTCTGCTGTACCTGTTAGTTGTGATGAGTTATCAACATTAAATCTTGTTCCTGTTGTTGAGCCATTTCTAGGTGCTCCACCTGAATCTGTGTATCTAGCGTCTGAAAGGTTCGTTGCTGCAGTTCCATCTAAATTTCTATATACTGTTCCACCTGCCGTAGCATCATAGTTGATATAATCATGCTGCCATGCTCTACTCTGTACTGGTCCTGCTGCAATGTTTCTAAAAGCATTATTGTTACCATCAGTTAGCACATCATTAAGTTCTGATTGCAGGTTTTGGTCTCTATAATACTCATTATAAATTTTATTGTATGCTGCAATAGGAAATGGAGAACCTATTTGTGCGTCTGGATCTGGAAATGCTTTTCCGTTGTCTGTTAATTGTGTTGGATATCCAAGATAATCTGCTAACGATTTAATAGGAAATCCTGCTCCTACACCATTGTCAAATAATCTCATTCTGGGAGGTTCAACATCTAAATTTCCTGTAATCCATTGTTCCCAATTTGGCCATAGTATTCGGTTCGGTACAAAGAAATAGTGGGTAGTAACGTTTACTTTGTGCATCACTGGTGCAATTAGTGGTGCAAATCTAAGCATTGTTTCAGTACCGATTTTTACTTTGTCTCCTGGAACACATTCCATTACACATGTTGGATATAGTCCACCCATTTTAAACGACATTTTCACATCGTGTGAAAGGTCGAATACATTACTGCCTACTTTAGGCAGTTGAATC